GTAGTAACAATAGTTACTATGCATGAATTAATAAAATTCTTACTACAATTATTAGAATCATTATATCTAAAATTCCTAAATATATGTAATGTAATAGGAGAAGATGTATTCCCTAATGAGGATTTACAAACAACAATAGACCCTATATTAAATGATGATTCAGATAAAGACAAACAATTAACTGATCTTTATGCATCAACTCTAAGTGGATTAACAGCAACTGGTAACTTTAAAGTAATCGAAAGATTAAAAGCCGCTGATTTTAGACAAATAGGATATAAAACATACAAAATTTAAAAAACAATTATATTTATAATAAACAAAACAATTAAACATGAAAGCAAAAACTTTTGAAAATCTAATTAGAAAAGTGGTTAGAGAAGAAATCGATTATGCGTTACGTAGAGAAATTAAAACACTTAAAGAAGATTTACGTGATGAACTAAAACCAACAATCACAGAACATAAGGAAAGAATGGTAGAAGTACCTAATAATCCTATGCCTGAATCAGCAAAAAATTCTTTAAGAGAAAAAATTATGGGTACACAACCTATAAAAAAACCAGTAAATTTTACAAAAAATTCAGCATTAAATGATCTTCTAAACGAAACAGCTCAAGGAGATACAAATTTAGAAAGAGGAAGTGCTCCAGGAATGCCTGTAGAAGCTATGCCTCAACCTGTACAAAAAGTTGTAAATAGAGATTATAGAGCATTAATGCAAGCAATAGATAAGAAAAAAAATAGATAATAAGTGTTAAATATTACTAAAATACATCCTGATGATTTAAATAAAAACACCACTATTGGAGTAGCTTTTCCTTTAATGGAAGGGGGTGTATTTAAACCTACTATGACCTTTAAGGAGCAAGTAAAAAGTAATATAATTCATGTGGTAATGACCCAAAAAGGGGAATTAATAAATAAACCAGATTTTGGAGTTGGGTTAAAACACATGCTTTTTGAACAAAACGTAGATACAGAAGCACTAGAAATGGAAGTAAAAAACCAATTCGATCTTTATATCCCAGAAATAGAATTAAATAATGCAACAGCTGAATTTTTAGAGGATCAACATATTCTTTATATAAAAATAGCCTATACAATAAAATTTAATGGGGAAGAAGATGCAGTACAAATAAATGTAGGATTACCTCAATGGTTAGGGGGTAGTGGAAGTAATAGATTATCACCTAAACCTAAAATAATAAAACGTAGTGCTATAGAAAACGCTAGCAGTTAAAAAAATATAAAATGTATAATAAAGTATCAAATAAAAATCAAGATAAAGATGTTAAATATCTAAATAAAGACTTTAATAGCTTTAAAAACCAATTATTAGATTTTGCCTCTGTATATTACCCTGAAACACATAAGGATTTTAGTGAGGGATCTCCAGGATTAATGTTTTTAGAAATGGCAGCATATGTAGGGGATGTTTTATCTTTTTATACAGATACTCAACTTCAAGAAACCTTCCTAGCAGTAGCCCAAGATAGAGAAAATTTATATAATATGGCTTATGCTATGGGGTATAAACCTAAAGTAACAACAGCGGCAAGTGCTGAATTAGATATATTTCAGTTAGTACCTGCAGTAAATAATGGGGGTGTTTATACACCAGATTTTAATTATGCTTTAAAATTAACAGAAAACTCCACCTTTAAATCTACAGAAGGAGTAACTTTTTACACTACAGAAACTGTAAATTTTAATGTCTCAAGTTCATTAAACCCTACACAAGTAGATTTATACCAATATGATTCCTCAAATAATCCAGAATATTTTTTATTAAAAAAGAAAGTAAAATCTATATCAGCAGAACCTAAATCAACAACCTTTAATGCTGGGTCGCCTAAACAGTTTTTAACATTTACTTTGTTTGATAAAAATATAATAAGTATAGAATCTATAACAGATTCAGAAGGAAATATTTGGTATGAAGTCCCTTATTTAGCTCAAGATACTATATTTGAAGAAACAGCAAATAACGCAGCTAACGATCCTGATTTATATGCATTTAACCAACAAACACCTTATCTTTTAAAAATAAAAAAGGTACCTAGGAGATTTATAACAAGATTTAAAGAAGACAATACATTAGAAATTCAATTTGGAGCAGGAATAAGCGATAAAGCAGATGAAGAAATAATCCCAAACCCAGATAATATTGGTTTAGGAATTAAAGAGGGAAGATCAAAATTAGATGTAGCTTACGATCCCTCTAACTTTTTATATACTAGAGCATATGGACAAGTACCATCAAACAC